AGCCGAACTGGCTCAAGCCATTTCTGATCCTCGCTATCGTAATGATCCTGCCTATCGGCTGGATGTAGAAACAAAGCTTGCCGCTTCTGGCGATTTGCTTTGACTAATTGCCCGCGTCCGTGGCATTAAAACGGCGAATGTACACCGGATTGGATTCCCCGGTGGATGGTGAACCGTCCCGCTGCCCTTCGGCGCGGACAACTAAATACCGCCCCCAACTATGTCTGGGGGTCGCTGGGATTGGCATGGTGTGCTTCGCTTGGGTTCGATTCCCGACTTTCCCCCTTGAGGATGGGATAACCTCGTTAAAAACCCAGTTCGAACTGGAGTATTGGCCCGGTGCGCTGGATACCCAATACAACGGACGTATTACCCAAAAAACTGAATACTTCGAATCCGGATAAAACCCAAGTACTTGGAAACGTTATATCAACTTTATTTTCTTAAAAGACAATGACTGCAACTCTTACCCAACTCGGCCAGGCCAATAAGGCCGGCGATACTAAAGCTCTTTTTCTGAAACTCTTTACGGGTGAGGTGTATGAAGCCTTCCGTAATGCTACGATTGCAAAAGGTCTGGTTCAGAACCGTACCCTGCGTAACGGCAAGGAAGCCCAATTCATTCACACCGGTCGCATTTCGGCTGGTTACCACACCCCCGGCACCGCTATCCTCGGTTCTGGCAACCCTCCTGTGGCTGAGACCACCATCGCAATGGATGACCTGCTGGTCGCCAGCGCGTTTGTGTATGATCTGAACGAGACCCTGTCTCAGTATGACATCCGTGGCCCCATCGCCCGTCAGATCGGCCAGAGCCTGGCTGAATTCTATGACCGTCGTATCTTCCGCGTTCTGGACCGTGCTTCGGGCCTGAGTGCTGCTGTGACCGGCGAACCCGGTGGCTTCCAGGTTAACCTGGGTGCCAACAAGGAGTATGATGCTCAGGCCCTCGTGGATGGTTTCTTTGAAGCCGCTGCTCGCCTGGATGAGATCGCTGCTCCTAAGGATGGTCGTGTGGCCGTGCTGGCTCCTCGTCAGTACTACGCCCTGATCAGCCAGGTTGATACCAACATCCTCAATCGTGAGTATGGTAACAGCCAGGGCAACCTGAACAGCGGCGAAGGTCTCTATGAGATCGCTGGTATCCGCATCTACAAGTCGAACAACATCCCCTTCCTGGGTAAGTATGGTTCGGCTGCTGGTACCGCCATCGACGCTGCTGCTGTGACCGGTGAGAACAACAACTACGGTATTGCTTCGAACTTCACCAACAGCTGTGGTCTGATCTTCCATCGTGACGCTGCTGGCGTTGTCGAGGCGATCGGTCCTTCGGTCCAGACCACTGGTGCCGACACCAAGGTCATCTACCAAGGCGACGTGATCGTCGGTAAGCTGGCCTATGGTGCTGGTCCCGTGCGTGTGTCCTGTGCCGGTGCATTCCGCAACGTCTGATAACTCCTAATTTGGAGATTATTAGGAACAAGTTAGGAGGTCTCTACGGGGGCCTCCTTTTTTTTATACCCGTGTCTGTCCAATGACTTTTGCTACCACACAGCTTGAAGCTGTCAATCAAATGCTTACTGGCATCGGACAGGCTCCGGTGACTTCTCTTGATTCGTTTAATCCTGAAGTGGCTGCGGCACTTAGCATTCTTGATGATGCTAACCGTTCTGTTCAAGGAGAAGGGTGGAACTTCAATACTGAATACAAGTATCCATTCATCTCTGATGTGAACGGCAACATCTATGTGCCAAATACTATTCTGCAAATTGCAGATAACAAGATTGCTAATGTACAAAAATACCAGACCGTATTGCGCCAAGGCCGGCTTTACGATAAAATCAATCACACCTACACCTTTCCCGCTAACACCACAATTTACTGTGATGTGATCTGGGCATTCAACTTTGAGGATCTTCCACAAATCTTTAAGGATTACATCACCATCAAGGCTACTCGTATCTTCTATGATCGTGTGGCAGGCGATATTGATGCAGTGAAATTTAAGATCTTTGAATCAGATGAGGGGATGGCCAGAGCCAACTGTTTGTCTTATGATACGCAGACCTCCGAAGCCAACATCTTTGGAATTGAAACTGGTCAAAACTATTACATTTCATTCACACCATACCGAGCATTGGCACGCTAATGGCTACTATTTCTCAGAAAATTCCTAACCTAATTGGTGGGGTTTCTCAACAAGCAGATGCATTTAAGCTTGCTGGGCAGCTTAGGTCTTGTACTAATTACTTTCCAGACCCCGCCTTTGGACTAATCAAACGTCCTGGTCTAAAGGGTATTGGAAAGCTGAGTGGAGCCGCAGCAAATGGCACTTGGTTCATGGCTATCCGTGATGATCAAGAGCGTTACATTATTCAGTTTTCAAAAGCTGGAGTATTGAAAATTTGGGATGCTGAATCTGGTGTTCCAAAAACAATCAATACTCCAGCTGCCAGTGCTACAACTTACGCAACGCATTCCGATTCAGCTGATCTGGCACTGCTACAGATTAATGACTATTATTTTGTTCTGAACAAAACAGTAGTTACCCAAATGGCAGCGGCAACAAGTGCTGCTCAGACTTATTTTGCATTTGCTCTAGTTAATGCAGTTGGTGGTGATCTTACCTATACCATTACTCTAGATGCCTCTACTTATACTATTACCAGTTCTTCAACAAGTAATAGGTTAAATGACGTACTTACAAGTCTAACTGCGTCTATTAATGCTGGGGGTATTTTTACAGCTACAGCAGTTGGCAATGCTATTTACATTGTTAAGAACACTGGAGCAGATTTTACAATTAAGGCTTCTGGTGGTGCCACTGGAAATGCATTAGAGGCTTTCAAAGGAGAAGTGCCATCGATTGCTAGTCTTCCTCAGCAATTCAAAAATGGAGCAATTATTAAAGTTGCTGGAGATGTTAACTCCAATGGTGATGATTACTATGTAAAATTTACCACAGATGGTGGAGGTGCTTATGGCTCGGGTTCTTGGAAAGAGACCATTGGTTATAATGTGCCTCTTCGGTTTGATGGTACCACCATGCCTCATGCTATTATTCGTGAAGCTGATGGATCTTTTACTTATCGTAATCTAAACCAAACAGCTGTTACCCCAACAGCCACACTGACTGGTGTTCCTCAAACAATATCGATTACCAATAATTCTTTTGGTAAGTATCAAGTTGGAGAAAGCTTTTCGGTTAGTGGAGGTACTGGTACAGATCTACGTCTTCGTGTAACTAGTACTTATACTCGTACCGTAACCACCACGTCTACAAACACCTCCATAACTGATTATGTTCAGTTGGTGTATGTGACAATTAATGGCATTCCCACAGCTCGGTATCGTTGGTATGTAGATGGTTCTCAAATTGCTGAAACCACTACTCCTAATGCTATTACGGTTGGAAACAAACAAATTTCTCAGAATGGAGCCTTTGCTCCAGCTCCTCCGCTGACTACAACCAAAGCGGGTTTAACTATTATTACGTCCTTTCCAAACACAATCAATGGTGTTGAGATTATCCGTCCAGGACGTAACTACACAGCCTCTAACGTTGTCAGTTCCGAGTTTGGTGATACCTTTACCATTAACACTGTAGCATCAACCACGGGCACTGTAGACCTGGCTGCTGGTCAGTATTGGAATGATCGTGTTGTTGGCGATATTGAATCAAATCCAGATCCTACCTTCATTGGTTCAACAATCAGTGGCATTAACTTCTTCAAGAATCGACTGGTATTCTTCAGCAATGATAATGTAATTTGTAGTCAAGCTGGAAGTTACTTTGATTTCTTTGCTAGTACTGTTATTACCATTGTCAATAGCGATCCAATCGATATTTCTTGTGGATCTCAAAAGCCTATTCAACTGAGACATTCGCTTCAGATTCCACGAGGACTAATGCTGTTTGCTGATAATGCACAGTATATCCTTGAAACATCTACTGAAGCCTTTAGTCCTTCAACCGCTGAAATTAACCTTGTTTCTACATTCAGTCAAGATATTAAGGTTGCTCCGGTTGATGCGGGTAATAGCTTTATGATTTTGGATCAAAGCTCACGAGCATCCAGCATTCGAGAAGTTCTGATTACTGATTCCCTTACAAAACCACAAACAGCAGACATTACAAAACCTATACCTTCGTACTTGCCTGCTAAAGTTACGTCATTTAAGGGAAGCACTACTTCTAATACTCTTGTTCTACTTTCAGATCAAGAAAAGAATGCAATTTACATGTATCGTTGGCTGGTTAGTGAAGGCAAGTCGTTAATGAATAGCTGGTTCAAATGGGTTTTACCTGGAAACATTTCCTTGGTTAACTTTGATGATGAATCGCTTTATATTGTTACGCAGCAGCCAAACGCATTTCTAAGTAAGGTAAATTTGGTTACTGAGTCTTCCAGTGGGGCCTTGCTATATGAGGATACCTATGTGGATACTCGACTGGATTTTTATAATTACAATCCTCAAACCATTTATTTAAGCGGCACTAACGAAACAAAGATCTGCTTTAAGGATGGACTTGAATCATTTACTGGCACCGCTACTGTTGTATCACTAGATCCGATCAATCCTGGATGGGTTAATAACCTTCCTATTCAATACGATGCTGCTGCTCCTGTTGGACAAAAGTACTTTGTATTGCTAGAAGGAAATCAAACTTCCTATCAATGGGCTTTGGGTATCACTTACGAAGCAGAAGCTACGTTGCCTGCGTTGTACTACAAACCCACCGAAAACAGTGCGGATACCCTTAACATTCCTACAATTTATCGGGTAACTGTTAGTAGTTATAACTCAGGTCCTTATACAGTAGAAGTTGATGCAGATGGGCGTAATTCTTATTTGGCTGAACTTCCCCAAATTACAGCCAATCTTTATTTAGCTCAAACGCTTCCGATGCTTCGAAATATTGCCAACACGATTCCTGTTATGGCTAAAGCAGATCAGGTATCAATTACGCTTAAAGCTGATTACCCCTTCCCCACCGCCATCACAAGCCTAACATGGCAAGGATCGTTTACAACCAAAGG